TTTTTATGGGATGCTAAAAGAAATTGTGCAGTGGCTTTACATTGCCGCACTAAAGGCCCTAATCCTCATGGAGGAAATAATGAGGCTATTTCTTTTTTCTAGAAGTCGGGGCGTCCACCCCCTCACCTCGATCTAAATGGAGGGGGACAATCGTTCCATCATGGATGGAGCGTCCGCAAAGGAAGTATAGTACTTTGCGGTATGTTGGCCGCGTAGCTCCGAGAATGAATCTCAAGCACAAAGACGCTCCCTATCACATGAACGAATCTGTTAATGCGAAAAGGTTGAGCGCGTATCGTTCGGAGATGAACGTTATTGCGGGCAACAAGTTTGTTATGGTTGAACCTAGCATCGAAAATGTCAACAAGACTATTCTTAGTTTTGATAATACCAAATATGGTGACTTTCGAGATAAGTTCTTCGATTATGGTTGTGGCTTTTTGGAAAATCAATATAGCGATATCTTCAAAGATTGTATCGCAAATTCCGAAGAGATGGCTCACTTTGTTGATTGGACAAAGAGTGCTGGATACACTGCAACTACGTATAACATAATGACTAAAGGGGATTTAATAAAAGACCCTGAATTTCTGAAATCTGACCAATGGCTCAGACCTTGGCTAACAGTTCCACTTGTTTCAGTTGCAAACAAGAAAGAGCTTAAAGTTAAGGAAGATGTTTTGGCGGATAAGATTCGCCTCTTCTTTATTTCAGAATTCCACCATTGTTATGCCCAAGTTAAATTTGGGAAGAAATCATCTATTCGATTAAAGAATAACAAGTGGAGCGCTTATGGTTTTTTACCATTTCATGGTGGAACTCACAACCTAGCGCAGAAGTTATTATCCAAAATAATAAGATTTTACTACGACGTCTCTGGTTGGGATAAATTTATCCCAATCATGAAAGATCTTTATAAAATGATCGATCGGTGCACAAATGTGCCACCTGAGCAACGTGAGTATTTCGTTTGGATGATACAACACACAGTTGAGTTTGTGTCTGTCTTGTGGGATGGAGATGTGATCCTTAAGGATTACGGAAATTGTTCCGGATCAGGAACTACAACCCGAGACAATATTCTAATGCATATTATAATCGCCTCCACTTTTTTGAGTGAAGCATATTTTATAAAGATGGGTAGATTACCCACGTATCAGTTATTAGCTGAGCAGATTGTTAAACTTTTTGGAGATGACAGCGTTTTCGCTGTTGATGAGGAGTTTTCACATGTATTAGATCAAAAAGATGATGTTGAACATGGATTTTTACATCAATTCTTCCGTAAGATGGGGATGAAGTTAAAATTTCTACATGGAGGATATGATTATCCAGTTGACAAAATGGAATTCTTGGGATTCCGTTTTCATGATATTAACGGTAGATATTACCCATATTATGATCCTAGCCGTTTGGCTACATCTTTTGTACACACAAACGATAAGAGCGACACACTTGAAGCATATCTATCCAAGTGCTTTGTTCTAACAATGATGTCATACGCTACAGAGCAC